AAAGCTTAACATGGAAGAAAACGCTTTCTTTTTGCTTATAATTTATATAAGAATACATACAACATGCAACAGTCAAGTGCTACTTACAGCTTCTTCGATAAGTTATTGATAGTAGTATAGTTAGGGGTGTCTCAGAATTTTTATTAAAAAATATTTTCAGAATAAGTAATCAATCCAAGCTAGGTAAAATTCCCAAAAATTATTCTACATTGGGATTACGAGATATACACATTGACACACCCCGTCCAAATTCACCCCGTGGGGTGCCTCGGGAGTTGAATTTCTCATGGGTCTTAGTCAATACCCATGCCCCCTCTCGTTCCTCGTGACTACCAGATGAACTGGTAACTCATGAGTTAATCCCTAATTAGGAGGACATACATATGTCTAATGAAACAATGAATGATAACCATAATAACGTTAATGAGTTATCAGATACACCTGTAGTTAAGGTCACTAACAAGATACTTCAAGAGAAAGTTGGTGATAACTACGTTGATGTGGAGAAGAACGGTAAGAAACAGTATTCACCTGCCGTTCTAATCACCACTACTGATATGAAGGTAGTCTTTCCAAAGCTAATACCATTAGCTAAGATAGATGAGATAGCCAAAGAAAAGGCTATGAAAGGCGTACCATTTGAGGAAGTACCTGCTGAACGACGATCAGAGTGTCTTGGCTATGCATTGAAAAGCACTTCGCCTTTTCTACCTAAGGTAGATAAGATTACCAGTGAAGAGCTAGAGCCAGAACGTATGGCAGGTAACTACTATCCGATGTATCCACGTAAGATGATGCCATCTACTAACGTATCAATACTCGATTAAGGAAGGAGTTTAGAATAACTAGGGCTACCAGAAATGGTAGTCCTTTGTTATTAATTGTAACTAAATTAGTGGCGAGTGTGTATATATAGTATGTATACAGATGTAGACAGTCATTAAAATTAATAAACCCTATAAAAAGGAGAAATAGAATGATACAATGTTCACATATTCATAAGAATGGTACTAAATGCTCAGGCATAGGAACTGAAGTAACATGGGGAAGTTATAGTTATATCGTGTGTCATAAACATGATAATGTGTATTCTATAATGGACATGTTATTTGAAGGACAGAAAGAATCAGACCGTAAGGAATTCGTATTAGAAAACAGAAAAGATGAATTAGAAATAGAAATCCTTAGACTTAATGCTTTACTAGAACAAACTAAAGGCATAAGCATAATAAGAAGTATTAAATCATTTTATAAAGATTTAATAGAATTAAAAATGGTTTGGAAAGTTATGAGAAGCAACTAATTAACACAACCTAAAGAGAGTATAAAAGGGCACGAACCTACAAATGTAATGATAATACGTAGGTACTCTCAAATATTTCAACAACCCTTAACAAAAGGAGAAAACCCAAATGGGTAAATTAAAAAGAAGAATAGCAAAGTTACTTGATAGATCAATAGTAGCTAGAAAATCAGATAATGTTTTAATGTATGAGCTATGGACTGAAGATATGGAAATATTGCATCAAGGTAATAGTTATACATTACAAACATTCTTTAAGGAATTTATTTCAGGAAAGCTTACTAATACCGAGAGTGCTACAAGAGTAAGAAGACAACTACAAGCTAAATATCCTGAATTAAGAGATAAAGAGACATATGAAAATCGTATGAAACGATCAGTATTATTTAAACAAGAGTTTAGTAATCGCTATAACTTTGAAGGGAGAGAATAATGCTAGAACCAAACGACCAAATAGCAGTTAATACTTTATTTATATTAGGATTAATGACATTATTTGGATGGTGGACAATTAAAAAGCATTACGACAATGCTTGGAATATAGAGAAACTACAAATAGAATTAAATAATCTTAAATATAAAACATCTGACTTTGATAAAGAAACAGAGAAAGATATTGCAATATTAAGAGCTGAAACAATCAATATTGTTCAATCAATGCGTAAAATGCAAGATGATATCATTGAAGGTAAACAAAATGATATTAACATAGATGCTAAGTATAGGATAAAACTAAATGCAATTGATGAAATGTTAGAACAAACAAGCATATCAGAAGGTATTGATTTAAAAGATGGTGTAGCATTTGACCCTATGAAAAATAGAACATCAGCAGAAAAAAGAGCTTATGATAAACTTGCAAAGCAAATATCAGGGAGTAATATCTAATGCCAGCATTTGACGATATGGAATTAGATGCACGTCCAGATTGGAATGAATTAGAAGAACATACAATTGCGAAGAAGAACCTGGTAAACAAATTAACTAACATAAAAGCCCCTAGCCTAAAAAATAAAGCTAAGGGAGTAAATGGTTCAGTTAAAAATTGTAGTTTGCAAGAGTCAATGGTTGGCACCAATTCTTCGCAATAAAATTGTGGTGAAAACTGTCGGGGTGAGTAGCCACATAATTCTTAAGAACAAAAGTGCTATTTCGACAAAATAAACTAGTCCTGTTTAGGACGTGATTTGAGTTGATATACCTTAAATATGTAGGTGGAAGCTACCTTGTTCTTATAATTGACCAGATAGCCATGTTACAGGAAAGTGAAAACTAACAGAGTTTTAGAAACTTGCATGGCTATATAATTTAATCCTCATAATGAGAGAAATAGAGTAAATAAATGATTAAAAAAATCAGTAAAAATGTTATATCTGTTAAAGATTCTAACAATAAAGAAGTAATATACGTTACACAATCTTATTGTACTCATAAATACAAAAAAGAACGTGGTCGTATAAACCGATTACTTAGAGAAGAATGGTATGGTAGAACAAGTCCTATAAACGAAAAAAAAAGACTAAAGAGTATTATAGCAAAACAACACGAAGATATAATTAAATTACAAAAAGAAAAGGAGGCACTAAGTGCACTTAGATAAAAATATATTGCAATCAAAAACAGTTTGTAATATAATGAAAACATTGAAAGATGCAGGAACCATTACTAAAACTGGTTCAAATGATTGCATAAGAATCAATGAAGATATTCAAACAATAGTAAGAGCTCATACAAAAGCTATGAATAAAACAAAATTCATAAGAGATCATAGAGAAAATAAAGACATTGTTAAAGAATATATTCGCAGTGAAACTAGATCTAACTATAAAGTGAGATGGTAGTATGGAATATATATTATTATCAGCTATTTTCTTTATATTACTTATAATGGCTACATTTTGTATTTATTATATAAGTATTTTAAAAGGAAAAATAGATAAATTAAATAATCAAGTTTATTACTGGTCAAGACAGATACCAATAATGAAAAAACAAGCCAAATCTGTCACAACCGTACGGAGGAAAAATGGCAAATAACACACCATCAGTAACAGTAATATCACCATTAACTAATGGAGGTACACCAGTTACAATGAGTGCAACTACACCTGGGCAAATAGCCCAAGAACTCGGACTATCTTTGTCAGATGTAGCAATAAGTGTAAACAGTAGTGAGGCTAACCCCTCTACACCATTATCAGATGGACAATATGTTTCTTTTCAAAAGAACAAAGTAATGTCTGGTAATAAGTAGACTACCGTCTGCACAGTAAGATAAATAGGGTAAATAAATGACTAGTTGGAAACCAATAATGATTTTATTTGCCCTTACTTACTTTAACTAATTAACGTAACTTAAACAATACAAGGAGATAGTATGTATATATTGAAAAATAGTATACAAACCTTTTTATCAAAAACAGTAAATCATAAGAATGAATACATTGATATAAAAGAGAAAAAGAATGAGAAACTCATAAGACAAACATTTAATTATCTTTTTAAAACTAATATTTTAGATGATTATTGGACTATGTTATGGAATATGATACAAGACCCGTCTGAAGTATTAGGATTAATAGGAATTGATAGTTTAAGATCAGATAAAAAACAAAGCTATGGATTAGTATTTAATTTAGGAATACCAAAACTAAGGAGTAGAAGAATACATTATATGCCAAGAATATATGCTCATATATGTTTAGATAGTGATAGTTTTGTTTGGTATTCAAATAGTCCATATGATATAAAAAAAGAAGATAGTATGTTTCGTTTTGGAGAAATGAACAACGCATATCATCCTCATATTAGTGCAGGTAAAGCATGCTTAGGTAGCTTTAGCAATGATTTAGAGAAAGCAAGACATACTGGAAATCCAATTTTATTTTTACACGTTTTAAGAGCTTTTGTAAATAGTTGGAATGCAAAATCACCTTTCTTTAGTATCAACAGTCAACAACAAGACTATGTAATACATAGAGAAGATGGCCCTAATAAAAAATACAAAGAACATCATATTAATCAAATATGGAGAACTAATGAATCAACAGATGAAGATAGAAATTATAATAAATTCAAAAAGTTTGTTCATAAATATATTAGTATAATTGAATCAGGTAGTGTGCAAAGTGATATAAAGTGGATATATAAATTGTATCTTTTACATGAGAACAATTTAAGTTTAGTAAGAAATTCTATAAAAACTTTAATAGGAGAAGATATAGAAGATTATCTTTTTAATCTTAGTTATGAAATTCATAATAGAAGAGAAGATAATCCAAGAACATTTTCTAGTCATCACTCGCCAATACCAGTTAATACGGTTTTACTAATTCCATATGAATTAAAAACAGGTAAATATAAATCAACAAGAATAAAAGTTAAAAGACTAAGGTCTGGACATGATTATCAACATACTAAAATGTTGCCTATGTACAGATATAAGAACGAACTTTTAAATAATATAGCATATTGGTTAGATAATATAAGAAGTACTTATAATAATCAACATATGATGGCTACTGAATTAATGCAAGAATCAGAAATAAGTATAGATTATTTATTTTTTGATTATATAGCTAATAGTAGATTGACTAATTCATCATTATTAAAAAGAGAATCAAGAGTAAGAAAGCTAATGAAAGCAAAAATAGAAAAAACTCTTAATAAAGATGTTGTCATAAATAAAATAGATAATAATGTTAAAGAAGCATTCCAATTTGAATTATATGAAAAAACAGAATGGAATGGTGATAAAACAACATCTATTGATCAAAGTAATAGTGGTAGTTTTTGGAAATCTTCTAGATATAGAGCTTATAACGATGAAATGATAGAAGTAATAAAACTATTGCACCCAATGCCTCAAAGTTTAGATACAGCAATTGAAACTTATGAGAGAATAAAGAAAAGCTTAATTCAAGAAGATATTAAGCATTTAATAAACAATCATGAAAAACACATAGGAGAACTGAAAGATTATGGATATAAAATTAATAATACCTCAAAAGATACACAACAAGTACACTTATCTTTTGAAGAGATTTAAAAGTCTTGAATGGTCGGGCCCAGCTTGGTATAAAATCAAGAAAGATGAAGATGGCTATCCAATAGAGTTTAAAATTGTTCATTTTCACCCATTAGATTTAGGAAGTCATGCATCAACTGAATGGGATGCTAAAGACTTTGCTAAAATAATTCAATCAACATACGAAGAAAACCCAAGTTTAAAAACTACAAGTATTGGACTAATACATAGTCATAATACTATGGGAGCATTCTTATCTGGTACTGATACTAGTACTATAGAAGACAATGCACCATCAAATGGATTTTATCCAAGTTTAGTTGTAGCAAGTGAAGGTAAAGCTTTACACGCATTTGGATTTGGTTATCAAGATCAATATAAGGTACAACACTGTATTGAGATAGATGAAGATAATGTTGAAGTAAAGATACCTGGATTAACACCAGCAGATGAATGGATTAAAGAAGCTGATACTATAGAAAAGAATAGACCAGTTCCAACACCAGGTAAACAAATGAGTGTATTGTCTAATACTTCTAAAGAATGGAAACAAAAAGAAGTATTACCAAAAAGCTTTCACGAAGCAATAACTATTAATAGAACAAAAATAATAGATAAATACCCAAACGATGTTCAAACAAAAATGAATACTCTGCTAAACAAACTTGACGCAGAAGATATAACAGACGAAAAGTTTGAAGATAAAGCGTTATCTTTAGGGGTAAGCTTGACTGATGTTGTAAGTCTTCAAGAGTATGATATGAACGTTGAATATGGTTATGGAGGATACAATGGATTCTACTACTAGATTCTTAAGAAATAAGGATTTAATTCCTCAAAGTAAATTAGATCACATAGGTATCGTTGGATTAGGAGGTATCGGCTCACAGCTGGTACCTCTTTTATCCATAATGGGATTTAAAAAAATAACAGGCTGGGATTATGATATATTAGAAGAACACAATCTTTCTACTACATTATATCCTCAAAAAGCAATAGGTAAGCCTAAAGTTCAAATAGCTAAAAGTACATTTTCTTTATATGGTTTGAATCCTGATGGATTTGTAGCATTTGATGAGAAATACGACGAAAATAGTCCTACATATCCAAAGATGATTGTATGTCTTGACAATATGGAAGGGAGATTAGTAGCTTATAAGAATTGGTTAAAACAAAAAAATAGACAATTCTTTATAGATTTACGAATGGGTGCTTTAGCAATGGAAATTGTTACTGTAACTAAAAAATATGATGATTACATGAATACATGGCTACCTACACATGAAGTAGGTGAAGAACCTTGTACTATGAAGCATACTATTTTTACAGCATCAATAGTTGGAGGCTTTGGAGTAGACCAAGTCTTTAATGTTATTGGAAAAAAACCATATTATTCGTATATTTGGATTGGGCTTATGCCTCTAGAAATAAAAACAGAACATCTGACGTTCTAAAACTCGAAAGAAAACAATGGATATTCAAATTAGAAAAGTATCCACCGATTGGGAGAAGATTCCTACTGGGTTGACTTGGTATTTTATCGGTCAACCCAAAACAGGTAAGACTACACAAGCCAGTAGGTGGAGTGACAAAGGAGCTGATGGTGTATTATTAATTGATACAGACCTTGGTTCTGATTTTGTCAACAAAGCAAACACAGTTACAATAACTTCTTTAAATACACCAACAAGACCTAAAATGCTTGATGGTAAGCAATTAACAGAAAAAGGAGTTCCTGTAACAGAAATTATTCCCAATAATGATAGAGGATACTATCAAAGAACTGGGGATAATGTAGGTGATCCAATGGAGGTATATTCTATGGTAGAAGTATATCTCTGGTTAAAAGAAAATCTTAAAAAATTACCATATGATACTATTGCAATTGATACAGTTGATCACATAAATAGATGGATAGAACAAGAAGTATGTGATGAAAGAGACCAAACTGCAATGGGAGAAGGTTCATCTTGGGGTGCCGATTGGGCACAAGCAAGAAAAAAGAACCTTGATATAGTAAAAAAGTTCCAAACGTTGTGTAAATCATTAGGAAGAAACCTAGTACTGATTTCACACGCTAAGAGCACCGTCATAACAGACGGAAAAAGCCAGTTAGGGCCTGATTTACCGAAAGGTTTAGCTTATGCCTTAACTGCATCCGCAGACGTGATAGGGTACGCTATGGCTAATAAGGAAGATGGAAAATTCTATGTTTCTTTTCAAGCCTATGATGAAAGAACTGTAGGCAGTAGGTTAAAACCTTTAGCCCAGAAAGTTCTTGAATTTGATTACAATAGCGTAATAACTGAAATACTAAAATACAAAGAAGAATAGGAGAACGCTTATGCCGTTCAGAGGTTCAAACGAACAAAAAACAACTAGCGGAGGTGGAGACTTTCTTGGCTTTCAAGAAGTAACTTTAACCGACGTTATAGACAAGTCAGCTGATTACCCACAAATGGATATGTTTCTAGAAGTTTATTTTAGAAACGATAATTCACAGTACCCTTGGAAGTACAGTCTTCTAGGATCATTCGATAAAGAAGATGATGGTACTATTTCTGGTGACAGCAGTTTACTGAAACGCATATTGTATTTTACTGATGCTATTGGCTGGACAGGTGGAGTTAATACTAATGGTGAATGGGTAGATGATAATGATGAATCTGTAAAAGATATTGCAGGTTTATTAAATTCAAAATATTCTGCAGCTAACTATGGATTAACTAAAAGCGATACTGCACATAAATATTATATTTTTGCTTACAAAAAGTATAATAAAAAAGCAGATAAAGCTTATACCACTGTATGTCCTAAGATCGTAAAGAATGACGAAAGAAGTCGTAAAGACTTAGAGAGTTATGTTCAATACATGAAAGCTAATAAATTCATTGTAGAACACGATGAAACTAACCGTACGTCAGCAATGCCCACTACCACTGGTGGTTCTGCTACAACATTCGGCTAGTGACACTATATCACGAAGTAGCAATAGGGAGTCCTCAGCAACGAGGGCTCCTTATTCCTCAAGAACAAATCATTGATGTCATATTAAAGCATGGACAAGATTCTGCTATATATAAAAGTTTATATCTTTATGACGAAGAAGGTAAAGAGTATCATAAACTTAGAAGAACTTTTAAAGATTTTCTAGGCAAGAGATACATAGAAGATATATTAATAGATATAGATAGAGGAGATAATACAGATGACTATACACTAAATAAAACTAGAGGTATAGTGTTTGAATTACAAGAACTAAACGTAGCTCCAACTGCTTATAATGTTTACTTTAGTGGAACTGGATATCATATAATTATATCAGGAGAGACTTTTAACTTCCCAAAAGGAACAAAAGACTTACCTTTTATAGTTAAAGAAACTATGAATAATTTATTCAGCGATGTAGACTTATCAGTATATAATAGAACATCAATATACAGATGTGAAAATACAGTTAATCAAAAATCTAATTTATATAAAATCCAATTAGAACATAGAGAAGTACAGGAATTAAATTCCAAAGAAATATTAGCATTAGCTAAAAGACAAAGAATACTTGACTCTAAATCTATATGGGGTGATGGTGAATTAGAAAGATATATAATTACTGAAGTTCCTAAAATAAGAGTGATGGAATCAAATGTAGAACCAAGAAACATAGTCCCTTGTGTACAAAAGATGTACAAAAATGGGCCTGAAGAAGGTTCAAGAAATAATACTATGATGCGTATAGCATCACATTTCTTTAGACATGGTATTCCAAGTGCTGCAGCAAAAGCTGCTTTATTAGAATGGAATGGAGGTCAATTAAGAAGTGATGTTATTATTAAGAAAGTAGAAGATACTTATCGTGGTGGATATAAATATGGTTGTAAAGATGTACTTATGGCTAAGTATTGTCAAACAAACTGTATTCACTACAAAAGAAAAGACTATTTAATAGATGTCAAAAACAGTGAAGAACTACAATCTGAATTAGCAGAAAGATTAGAAACTGATTTTTCAGGTAGAACTATAGATTTAGCCAATCTATGGGGAGTAGAAGACAAAGACGCTACTGTATATCCAGGTGAATTAGTTACTATATTTGGTTCAACAGGTGCCAATAAAACAGCACTAGCTCAAAATATAGTACTAGGATATAACGCAAACAGCGATGAAATAGTAAAAGAAAATCAAATACCTACATTATTCTTATCATTAGAGCTATCTGGCTTTGTAATGCATAGAAGAAACTTACAAATAGTATCAGGTACTAATAAAGAATCTGTAATGAAAAATTATAAAAAACTTTATGAGTATCACAAAGAAGAGCTAAGTCATATTATTATGCAATCTATTAGTCCAACAATACCTCAGATACAAGAAAAAGTAAAAACATTGCAACCTAAATGCGTTGTAATTGATTACATTGATCTTGTAGATGTTCCTTTTAATAAGAAAGGTGAGTATGAGAAACTTAATTACATAAGTCACTCTCTTTCTAATATGGCTGTAAATGAAGACATTATTGTTATACAGATATCACAAGTATCTAGAGATTATTCTCGTAACCAAATAATGGATTTATATGCGGCTAAAGGAAGTGGTGCTATAGAAAATGCATCTCGAAAAGTGATAGGTATCACTGGTTCTTCTGATAGTAGTGATAAGAAAGTATCTATTTTCAAAAATAGCGATGGTGATCTCTTCGATGCCCAGCTTGAATGGACTCCCTCTTTTCGTTTAAAAAGAAAAAGAGATGAAATCTATCAAAGCAGAACAATGAATAGACCCTTCACGATAATAGAGGATTAACTATGAAAAAGAAAACTACACGAGAGTTAGTTGGAGAGTTAATTGATGTTAATCAAGAGTTAGACCATTTAGAAAAAAGACCAGATGTAGATATGGAAGAGCATAAACTTTTAGAAGAAAAAAGAGTGCAATTACATAAAGAAGTAAAAAACAAAATACAAAATGTCGATTACTTTATGGTTGAACTTAACAAAAAAGAACACTTGATTGATGCTGAGGTAGAATCCTTAAAAGATGAGATAAGCAGATTAAAAGGAAGAAGGAATGGATTAGAAAGAACAAAAGACTACTTCAACAAACAACTCTTACCTGCTGTAATTTTAGAAATTGGCAATGAAGACGGAGTATACGAAACAAACACTGCTAGATACAAACTTTATGAAACATTTGGGCCAGTTAACATTGACCCACATATGCTATCTGATGATTTTAAAAAAGTAGAGATAGTTGAAAAGTTAGATAAAGTAAAAGCTAGAAAAGCAGCAATATCAGCATTTAACGCTGATGAGAATATGCCACCTGGCATAAGCATAAGTAAAGTTAAAAGAGTAAAGCGTACATAAGTATTAATACTTGTATCCTACATTCGTTTAACTATAAATTATCAGGGCTTAGTTGTTCCAAGAAATTGGACAGTGAGTAAAAACACCAACGCTGAGCCCTAATAATTATGAAATATGATAAAGAAGCATTTAAAGAGGTATTAGAGCCTCATCATCGTACTTATTGGAAGATTGCTTATAAAAAGCTCCAGAGAAAAATGCAAAGTCTCAAATCCTCCCTTAAGAAACGATCCGAAGACAATAGTGTATTATTTGATATTACTATGGAAGAACTTCGTGATATGTTTTTTGATTCATATGGTGAAGGTTGCAAATATTGCGATAGAAAAATGACATTACGCAATATGGTATGTGATCATATTATCCCACTTGCAAAAGGTGGCGATTCAATATCAGAAAATTTACAATTAATTTGTAAATCTTGTAACACCAGAAAAGGCCCACTAGATGAAGATGATTTTAAATATCTTATGGAGTGGGTAGATCAATTAAAAGATGAAACTAAAGCATACGTGCTAAGAAAATTAGCCAAAGGAGGAAGATACTAATGAATTTAACGCATGAAGATACAAATTTAATTATAACTGCATTGCAAGATATGCGTGGAAATCTACATATTAATAATAAAATAGAAGAAATGCATAAAGTAAGTAAAGTAATTAAAGGTATAGAAGACGAAATGGAATCTGAAGATATAAGTTCTAAAAAAATTATGTTATCAGACGAAAGAATAGACATAGGTTCAGAAACAGGTATAGAAGAAGATTATAATAATCAAATACCAAGACGAAAATGCGAGGTTTGTGATGACTAATTATACAATCAAAACACCAATTTGGGACGGAGGTAATAAAACTCGTGCTATAGGAATAGCTGAATTTAGATTACCATGCATTGTTACAATAGATCATAAAGGTAAAAATGGTAAGTTGTCTTATCCAGGAAAATTTAAGATAGAAGAGTCTGATGTAGAATTATATGATAGACAAGTATTAAAAAACTCTATAAAACTTGTTATAATTCCTATAGAAGATTTATATAAAAAGTTCGAGGTATCTAATGACTAATAAAGAAATAATGAAAAACAAGGTACAACATCTTGAACAAGCTTTGTTAGAAACTAGTTTTACCATGAACAGAATGCAAGAAACTGTAAACAAACTCCAAACAAAAATAGATGAATATAAAATATCTGGTGATAAAAAAGGGTTAGAACAAAATAACGACTTAATCATTAAACTTATCAAAAAAAGATTAGACGTAGGTAAGGATAGATATCATCAAAACGTCCCTATTATGCCTAAGGATGACATAACTAGGGATAACTTTTATGAGGCCGTAGAAGAGGCATTAGACCTATCTGTGTACTTATCTGCATACATGTTAAGACTGATGGAGGAGAGAGAGCAACGAGAAGCGGAACCGACGACAGCAGA